GATGGCGATTGCGATTTTGATACGGAGTTCGGCGTCGGTGAGCGGGACGCTTTGAGGCGTCACGAGGAGTAGTAGTAGCGGAAGGATTGAGTACATGATCGACATCTCCATATGGATCGACGAGAGACGCCGGGGTCGGTGTCTCTTTGGGGAAGAAGATGAACTAGCCCGCGGGTTTGTCCCACGAGTCGGGGGTTGTCATCGTGGCGATGCAGAACGAACCTTGCCACGCTTGCTTAACGAGCGAAAGGGAATCGTAGCGGGTGATGTTGTAAGAGTCGGGGTAGGCGAGATGGGTGAGTGTGTCACCCTTGAAGATCGCTTGAGCCCACGGGATAGCATGTCCGTTCCGACCTACGGAGTTGAGGAGTCCGTGAAGGATGAGGCAGACAGCCTGCTCCCAACTTGATACGAAGATGACTTCGAGCGGTTTGAAGTGTTTGGCGGTCTCTTCCCATCCATCTGGAAAGCGAGAGAGCGGAATCCAGGGGCCGCGAGATTGACTCTCGTTACCGCCGCCGCATGTTCCCGTCAACGTGTGTTTGAAGTTGTACTCACGAGGCTGGATGCGATCAGGTAAAATCCCTCGTCGACAAGCAATTTCGAGGACTTGCCGGACGTTGGCTCCGCCGCGTTGCCGGGGATTGGCTTCCGCGTAGATCGACAAGCAAGAGAGGTTGACGTGTCCCGATGTTTTCGTCTCGGGGTAGATGAATCCCTTCTTGGGTCCGTCGGGGAATTTAATGCCGAGTTGTCGATTTCGGCAAGCCATCGCCTGAGTGATTTCCGAGTGCGTCGTGCATTCGTCGGTTGGGTCTTGGTTCGTGTAGTGGGCGACGTAGTTCATGCCCCACGTATGGTTCTTGTCGTTCTCGCGAGCGATCTCCGCCCAATGCTTCATCCCTGGACCTGGTTCGATCCAGAGAGCATTGGGAAATTCTCGGGTCGCGGCTCCGCAGCATTCTCGGAGGGCGTCCGGGGTATCTTCGGCGGCGAGTTCGTCGGGGTAGCCGCTAGGCGGGAGGATGATGTCGACAAGTTTCGGGTCGATGTCGGCAAAGGAGTTGAGAGCCATTATAGTGCCGCTCCGAATACTTGTTCCGTGGTTAGTGGTTGTCGATCAGGATGCGATTTGCTCCGATCAACTACGACGTTGACGACCTTCTCGCCGTTGGTGACGACGAGGGCGGGAAGTCCAGCGGCTTTGGCGGCTTCGAGAGCGACCTTGTATTGGTCGGGGACTTGTCCGTCTCCGTCGACGGTGTCGTCTTCAAAGAGGGTGGCTCGGATTTTCTTCTCTCGATTGAGACGATCGAGTCCGACCATGACGGCGGAGTTCGGCATCCCGTCGTCTTTTTCGTAGACGTAGGTTGCCGCGGTGGCGGGGGAGACGACTGGGAGAGCAAGCTCGGCGATGATGACGTCGAGCGTAGTAGCGAGATCGTCGAAGGTGATGTCGGCGAGACGCTTGGTGATCTCGGCGGTGGCTCCGTGTCCGGTGACTCCGGCGGCGTCGAGGGCGGCCTTTTCTTTGGGGAAGAAGAGAGCCATCGAGGTCGTTCCCTTGCCGACGTCGTCGCGGAGGAGCTTGTAGACGAGACCGACCGGGGCGGCTTGGGGTCCAGCGAGTTCGGAGAGGGTCTTCGGCTTGACGGGCGGGACGTCGGGGTCCGTGGGGTCAGTCGGTGGAAGCGTGCCGCCGATGGTGAAGGTGTGGAAGGCGTCCTCGATCGTCTCGTCGTTGGAGACGGTGACCATCAACGTCCACTTGCCGGGAACGGACTCAAGTTCGACGAGGCGTTTGTTGACGCCCTTCTCGTCGTTGCGGTAGCGGATGTCGGGGTCTTTGAGCGGGTCGCCCGATGCGTTCTGGAGACGCCAGCGAATGGCTTTGCCTTTACCGCCTTTAGCTTCGAAGTCAATGAATTGACCCGGCTCGAAATGCTTAGGGCCTTCGATCGTCAGAATGACCGGAGGGGCGGGTGGCTGGACGGGCGGGTCTTGGGCGGAGATCTTCGCCGGTGGCGAGTCGGGCCAGGGGGCGGCCCGGTTTTCTTTGGGGAGGATAGAGATCGATGCCGCGATCGCGAGTAGGGCGATCAAGGCTCGATGTAGAGACGGAGAAGCAAGGCGATTCACGGTTAGGCTCCATCGGTGGTTGGAGTTTTACCGGGAGTAAATTGCAAGGAATCTTGCAGAGGGTCTACTCTCGGGGTTATACGGCTTCTTGTTTGGCGGCTTCGGCTTCGGCTTCGGCTTGAGCTTTCAAGGCTGCGGCGATTCGTTCGTCTTCCGCGGCCAGCATTGCCGAATCGGCGTTCGTGACTTTGGGGGCCGATGCGTTGGTGTGCATGATCTCCTTCTTCTTGTCGCGAGCAATGAGTTTTTTCTTGCGGACGCGAATCATCTCTTGCCCGTCTTCCGAGGGTTCGAGCTTTTCTTCGACGACGACGGTCTTGTTGTCGACGAGGGCTTCGAGATCAACGAGGTTGATCCCGACCATTTTGTCGTCGGCGTACTTTTGTTTGAGGATGGCTTGGCGGAAGGTGTAGGCGACGGGATGATCTTCGCGTTTAGCAAGAACTTCCTTGAGTTCGCCGACCTTCACCATCACGCACGGCTCACGATCTTCGATCAACGGTGAGATGACGATGTTGCGGTTGGCGATGGTGGTTCGAAGGTTGGCGAAGTCGGACATGGCTGGAAGCTCCGGTCGATGGTCGGTGTGGTGCGATCCGGGGTGGATCGGGATTGATGAAATTTACTCGCGGTGAAAGTTTGGTAGGTTCCGGGGAGACAGGGTCTTCTCGGTTGGGTTTCTTGAAATTTACTCGCGATGATGATTTCCGGGAGTCGGTAACCCTCTAATTACTCTTATCCCCAAAGAAATAAAGAAAGTAATTCGGCGACCTAATTTCTTGAAATTTACTCGCGGAAACGATTTTGGAGTCCGCGAGATACGATTTTTCACCTTTGGGGATCGATTTTCGACTAGACGGCGGTGAAGAAGGCGGGCGGAATGAGGGTTCCGGCGGGGTCTTCCATGTATCCGACAGCGAATTTGAGGGCGTGATCGGAGACCTTCTCTTGGGCTTGATCCCACGGGAAGGATTTGAGTAGGAGCGGAACTTTAAGACCGCTCGTACCTACCGTGGCGATAGGACCGTCGAGGATCGCGTATTGGCGTACGGTCCGGGCGAGGAAGTCGACCTTCAATGCGGCGTAGGTGGTCGCGTCGAGATTGGCGATATGGGTGACGTCGACCGAGAAAGATTGAACGAGGGTACCGAGATTGTACGTGAAGCCGGAACCACGCATCTTGAGTTCGGCGACACCCATTTCAAGGTCGGGAATCGAGACATCGTTGATCGCGGTGAAGATGTCCCAAACGGGCGAAGCGATCGATCCCGTGTTGCGGGAGAATTCGCACGATTGACCGACAACAGGTACAGCAGACATTAAGTTGAGCCTTTCTTATAGGTGGAGACGAGAGTTACTTCGTAACCCCCTTCTCGCATGGTCAGCGGATTAACGCCGATTTCCAAGTTGTCGTGTTCGTTGTAGGGAAGGAAGTTCAACCAAGTCCAGTTGTCGTAAGAGAATTCAGAGCGAAGGAAGTTACGCATCTCGTCGATCAAGACGGTTAATGCGTCGGCTTCGGCGACACTCTTCGGCTCTTTCAAATTCTTCTGAAAAACAAGTTGAAGTCGACACTCCATTTCAATCGCGGGAGCGGTGTTATCGCCTCCACGAGTGATGCGGCGTTGATTAGCAAGAGTCGTGATAACCGAAAGGACACCGTTCTTCATTGTCGAGTCGGATTTTTCGTCTCTCGGTAACCATGCCTCGCGGATTGTGAATTCGTTGTAACTAAACGCCGAAGCCAGTAACTTGACCCGGAGGAAAGTATATGCCGCCGTACGAAGTAGAACTTCCGGGGCAGACACGTATTGATCTCCGTTTCAAGTTAATCGACTACAACCGACGCATCCGAAGTTGCACCGGGAAGGTATTGTTGGGACACAACTACAAAGAGTTCGTCGGCTGTAAGTTGAACGTGATCTCCCGGAGCATCGGAGGCGAGCTTCGTGAGGACAGTATGGATGCAGACTCGATCCCGAATCGACGTCGTGTATCGATAGGGCGGACTACTCCGCTCGATCGGTAAGACTTGGAATTCTGCTCCGTCCGCGGTGCGGATGACGTGATTGACATCCGGCGGAAAGAGAAGACCTATGTCGGCGACGTCGATAAACCAGTCTTGTCGTTCGTACCGGACGATCGCGAGTTCTGGAGACTCTTCGGTCGCTTCGTAGAGGACAGGACAGGCAAGGGGGATGGAGATGGGGATTTCGATTTCACCCGTCTTCGAGACGTAAGTTACCGGGACGCCGTTCTTTGCTTTGAACCGCTGTCCGAGGTAACTCAGTCGTGATTGATGGGTGACCACGGGCTTCTTCTTTGGGGAAGAGAGCTAAGGATTATGTCGTGTCTTCGCGGAGGAGCGTGATGTTGAAGCGACCGAGATCGACAAAGACTCCGTCTTCGCCACTCACCGCAGCCTTATCAACACACTCGCCGAGAAGGAAGTCAACGCCCGCTTCGCCGGTACCGACGGTAACGCAAAGGTTGGCCGAGACGTCCCACCATACCGGGGCACCGAGAGCGAAGGTCGTACCACTGGCTTTGAGACAGCGGAAGACACCGGCGGTAGCGACGGAGCCGAGCGTGCTGGCTGCGATACCTTGCGGAGATGTACAGATGGCGGGAGAGCCGACACCGGACGCTCCGAGTCGGACGATCTCACCGTTAGCAACAGCGGCACCGTCCCAATCGCGACGCTGTTGGTCGTTCCCGTGAACAAAAACGCCTTCGAGTGTTTGAGCCATATCGATTTCTCCGAGTCAGCGGCTTCGTTGCCGGGGGTGATTTCTTTGGGGAAGATTGAGTTATTTGGTCTTGGTTGGTTCGACTTTGACCGCCGCGGGGTTGAGAAGTTTCGCGACGTCGCCCGCTTTGACGATCTTGTTATGGACCGTTTCGTCTTCGGAGTCGATCGACTTCAACGTACCACAACAACGAGTGAGGCAATCGAAGTGAACGTTGCTAATCGAGACTTGGGCTTCTGACTCGGTACTCTGAAAGATCGTTCGAAGACTATCCAGGGCCATCTTGTCGGCGTCGGTCATTTTTGCGGGCGTTGCCATGATCGGTACTCGTATCGGTGATGAACTAGAACAAGGGGGAGGAGTTCTCCCCCAAAGAAGACGACCCGCGGATTAGGCTCCGTCAGCCAGGTACGCGAGTTGGGTCACCATCATCTTGACGCCCCAATCGTGATAGCTGCGGAATTGGATGCCGCCAGGGATGTTGAACTGCGTCTCGGCGGAATCGAAGTAAGGCGTCTGCTTACCGTCGATGAAGCCGATGTTGAGAGCGGCACCTTGCGGGATGTTCGGGTCAGCGAACAAGTACCACTTGGTTGCGGATTGACCGGTAATGGCCGCACCGTCTTGGTCGAGTACCGACGTATTGTTGATATACGGCGAGACGACCGGCTTGTAGGTATTGTAGAATTCGTTACGTGGGAAGAAGACTTGTCCCGCGGACCCGGTGGGAACGTGGTAGTTCGCTTCGCCGTAAATCTTGTTGGCAGTGATTTCGAGAGCCGTGCCGGTCAAGATCATCTTCGGAGCGACGTTGACAGGCTTCCCGTTGACAACCTGATTTCGGAAGGCGGCTCGTGCCGTTTCCAGTGAGGTTAGCGAGAGAGCCGAACCACCACCCGTCGCGTAGTTCTTGTTGCCAACGGCGAAGAATGACGAGGGGTTGGAGAGCAAGAGAACCATCAACGCCTCTTCGATGCGTTGTACACCGAGAAGACCGAGATCGCTCGCTTGGGTTAGCACGACGCCCATGTCATCGTTTTTGCGGGTCTTGCGGTCGATGGTAATCATCGCACCGTAGGTTTCCGCGTTCATCGTGTACTTCGTGTCCACGAGGGAGACATGCTTGAGTTCTCCATCGGTCGCAACCTTCTTATACGCTCCGTTCATGTCGAGGCGGTAGAAGTTGTAATCTTTGAAGTCCTTGAGCGTATGGACCTTCGTGATTTGACGCCAGATACCTTCACCGGCGATGAAGGACGCCAACGCGGTTTTGTACATCGCGTTTTCGAGGACGTACGTCAGATTGAGCGTCGAGAAACCCGATGCGTTCAAGTTTGTCGGAGCGACGGGTCGATTGCGGACCTTCTCCCATGCCTTGATCGCGGTCGCAGTGAATTCGGGGGTATCGCGATCGGACGAGTAGTAATTTTCACCACCGGCCTTGATCTGAGCGTCGAAGAGATTCGTGATCGAATTCTTCATTTGGTACTGGCGTTGGTGCGATGCTTCAAGGACTTGCTCCTTGAACATATGCTTGAGACCGTACTCGGTTCCGGTTTTCTCGTTGCGAGCGGACTCGACAACGCCGTTGGCACGCATGATCGAAGCAACCATCGCATCGTTGTCGATGTTCTGGTTCTGGATATGGATCGCGGGAGTGTTCGGCATGGCGGGGTAATCCGAGCGACGGCAGACGAGTTCGAATTCGTTGACCGACATTCCCGCGGTGATCGCTTGGGAGCGGAAGTCGGAGAATTCGATCTCGGCGTTCTTGTACTTGACCTTCGTCAAGCCCTTCTCGGCGAATTCACCACCGAGTTTACCGATGGCTTCGACGCGAGCGTAGTTCTCGGCGAACTTGGTGTTCATCGCTTGGATGGGGTCGTTTTCGAGATCGTCGTCACCGGAGGCGGTGAGGTCGACGGGGTCGGCTTTCTTGGCCTTGCCCTTCTTTGGGGGAGGAGACTCCGCCGCGGCTGCGAGCGTTTGGATGCGGTCGAATTCCGCTTTGAGCGTAACCTTCTGCTCCGCGGTGATCGATGCTTCGTCGAGACCCAACGACTTGAGCCAAGCGGTAAAGTTCACGGGATACTCCTCTAAAGAAATGCTACCGGCGGTTGCCGCTAAGCTTGCGGAAGTCGAAGAATCGGCACCAAGAGCCGTAATGGACGTCTCTCGGATTCGGGATTGTTGAACAAGGATAAACGGACCTTGGAAGGTTTGACCGTTAGCGGAGGCGGTCTTGTCGGCGGCGATCAAACGAGCCCTACCCATGTTGGCACCGATCGAGGCTTGAAGCGGCATTCCGCTTTCGGACTCGGCGATGAAATCTTGGGCACTAGCAGATTTGGATGACACGATCCCTTCGAGGTAAATCGAGGGACCGGACATTCCGTCTTGGACGTGACCGGCTTGGATGATGGCTTGTTTGGTCGAGTGACCGATTCGTTTCGATACGTCGTGATCGGCGAGGATGATCGTCGAAGGCTTATCGAACGTGGCACCGGCGAGATCGACAACGACGTCGTAGGCAAAGCCTGCGGGTCGCATCTTTCCGCCGTTGTAGGCGACGATGAAGAACTTCCGGGGTGACGCTGCATCCGGTCCAGCTTTACATACAACGGTTCCTTCTAACGCAAAACTCTTCGGACATTGTCCGGCGGAGGCTTTCATCGTTTTGGGGAGTCGTGTTCGCATGACGGAAATCTATAAAAGAGTTCGAGCGGAGTCAATCAATAACTTTTCTGCTAATGGACAATCATCATTTATTTTTGATTGAAGTTTAATCGTCGCTTGACGCCTTGGCGGGCTTCTTCTTCGCGGGTTTCTTTGGGGAAGGAGAGACATCGCCCGCCGGGTCGTTGTTTTGAGCAAGTTCGATTTGGGCTTCCGCCATCTTCTCTTGCGGAGAGATGGGGCCAATCGTCTCGCGGTTCATCATTTGCTCGATGACTTCTTCGACCCATTCTTCGTAGGGGCGACCGATGTACTTCTCTTGGATATCCTTGTCGGTGAGGAAACCGGCGTTGAACATCGTTTGGAGGAATGTCGCGACCTTCGTCGGGTCGGTGTGCATTGGAACGACTTCGTCCCAACGCCATTTGTGTTGCGGTGCGTAGGTACGGAGATCGCCTTCCATCGAGAAGTCGACGTCGCCAAAGTAGCCGTCAATGAGGACGGCTTCACGCCAGTACATATCGAACATCTCGCAGAGAACTTCTTCTTCTGCGTGAGTACGTTCGGACTCTTGTCCTTTGCGATAGATCGAGGAGTCGACCACCGCGGAAGCCATGTTCGAGTCTTTGCTCGATGCGATGACGTAGTTGAAGGGGACGTTGATCGGGCGAAGAATCTCTCGGAGGACCGATCCGACGTACTCGTCATATTGAACGCCGAAGGGGACCGCATTCAATTGTTTGAGTTTGTAGCCGCTCGGAAGCGTCGTCATCATCCCCATGTCGATCGGGAAGGTCTCCCACCAATTGTCGGCGTTATCGGCTACGGAGCCGTTGGCGGTGTTTTCGAGCGGATAGGGGTTAGCGGGGCCTTCGGTTTCGAGGAAGGCGGCGAAGTCGGCTGCGGTCTCCGCATGACGAAGCATCGCAAGCGTATAACGACGGAGGACCGCACATTGAGGAAGAGATGCGGTGAGTTCGGGGATGCCGCGGAGCCAACCGCGATCTTGTCGGAACCAGTGGATGATATTCTCGGAGCGGACCCACTTCCCTTCATCCTTGCGGGTGAAGTAGGACGTGGTCGAGGGATAAGCGTTGTGGACGTAGTAGTGGGTGGCTTCGTAGTAGTTATCGAAGCGGACGCCGTCGAAGTGGTTGTACGGATCGTGGTCTCCCGCGGCTGCGAGAGGAGCGGTGACGCGATCGGTCTCGACGATTTGGTAATTGAGCTTGACAGCGTCTCGGTTCTTTGGGGAGAAGTAGGGTAGACCGAAGGATTCGCCGTCGACGATCTTCGCCATCCGCATCCGCCAGAGCTTTTGACGGTACTTGATTTCTTTCGCCCATGAGTGGAAGCGTTGCTCGATGATCTTGCGACGTTCGGGTGAGATGCGTTGATCGGTGACCTGGAGACGTGGACCGGAGCCGACGAAGTCGTTACAGACCATGAGGATAATCCCTTTGAGGAAGGGATTGTTTTCGATGATCTCATAACGGGACCGGGAGCGGAGTGTTTTGCGGACGACGTAGCTGGTTGCGGAGATGGGGTCGAGGTTGTCGGCATTGTTCCAATGGTTCTCGTTGGAGATGACGGTTTGGGCGGCGTCCCATTTGGCTCGAAGCGGAGTTTGATTGAATCCAATCTTCCCCAAAGAAGACCCGCCCCCGTTCAAAGGGCGTCCGTGGGCGTCGAGGAGTTGGATGTTTCGGCGGTTGTAGTTCTGCATGTCGGGCTCGCTTCGATCGGTGTATATACAATCAATCGGTCGAGTCGGAGACTCGCCGGTTTCTTTGGGGAAGACTAGTCGTCTAGGGCTGTAACTCTGGCGACTCCGGTGCCGCTGGCTACCTGCATAAGAAGGGTCGGCGTCGTAGACCTTGCGAGAGAGACAAGGTTGACTTCGCCGGGATCGAGTTCACCGAGAAGAACGAGTGTAGCACCACCGCTATCGGGACCATAACGCACGACGCCCGTACCGATATTCTCGATACGGACTTCGTGAGGTTTGACGAGTCCGGTAAACGAGACTGCGACGGGCGTCGTCGTTAGAGTGACGACGCCCGGATTACCACCGCGAGCCGTTGCGGGGGTACGTGTGTAGGGACCACCACCGTCGTTAGGGACGTTGATATACGTCGATTCGAGTCGTAGTAAAACGTCGGACGTGACGGTGTCAGCCATAGTACCCTCTTGAATCCTTGAAATTTACTCACGGCAACGATCTAGACGGTACCGTTGGGCTTGAGACGGGCGAGGCGGAGACCCCACGGAACACCGCCTGTTACCGCTGTCTCGGTTGCGACGTAGTTCTTCGCTGCAATCAAGTCATTGATGGATCGCTCCTCGACGGAGCCTTCCATCGTTCGCATCCGCTTAGGGTCGGCGGCTGCGGCTTCGACGTCGATTTCAGGCATCTTGATCTTCCTTTAGATGTAGGAGTATCCGTTTGGGTATTAAGTTGCGGAGACTAGATTCGTCCAGCCGGTAGTTCCATTTGTATTCACATACAGACGATCCCCGGTTCCCGTCCCGTCACTTCGCATGTAGAGGCTACCCTGTCCCGCAGACACGGTAGGTACACCGGAGCCATAATACAGACCAAAACCGGCAGTAGTCCCGAATAGTAATTTTGCGGTGGTGGAACCACCGGCGGGAGTCGCCACATTCGCGGCGACCGTAGTCGTTCCGTTGATCTTCAAGACACGGTTATCAAACTCACCGTAGATCAGTGCGGTATTCGTGTTCGAAAAGGTAGTGTTTCCGTCGATGATGAGTGTATTAGCACGATTGACAGACTTACCCGCACCGTTGCCGATGTAAACACTGTTAGTGTTCGGTGTCGAATTCATCCCGGCTTCATAACCGATCATCACCGCCTGGGCAGAACTGGTAGCACTCTTACCGGCATTGAAACCAATGATAACAGCGAAGGTTGCGGTAGTCGCATCTTGACCCGCACTATAACCAACCATTACCGCAGCAACACAGGACGTAGACCCTTTACCCGCTTGAGAACCGATAATTACTGTATTTTGCGTCGACAGGCCGTTGGTTCCCGCTTCGTGCCCAATAATGACAGCAGAAAATGCAAAGTGAGATGCATTCTGAGCAAGGTTCCTACCGGCTAAATAACCGATAATGACCGAAGACGAGGTTGACGGGGCGTACTGTGCGGCTGCATGTCCGACGATGACAGCATTAGCCCCTACCGTTGCATATCCTGCATGTCGACCGATATAGATACCGGATGTCGACGTCGAGGGAGGTAATCCGTACGCTTGGTAGCCGATGCAAATCGCATCACTAGCAGCGGCAAATGCACCAAGACCCGCACCAAGACCAAGTACAACTCCATCGGTATTCGTACGATAACTCTCTAAACCTCCGGTAAACTTCTCTAATGCTGTGAATGTGTAAGCGGTCGAAGTACTGAAAGGAACGATCGTTGCAAGAGCCGCAGTAACAAAGGCCGTTGTAGCGATCGAGGTACCATTGTCGCCTGGAGTGGGCGTAGGTGCCGTAGGGTTCCCCGTGAACACAGGAGACGCCTTAGGGGCGTACGCTGAATAGTCAATTGCCGCAATTGCCGTACTTACGAAAGCGGTAGTAGCAATGGAGAAATCGTTATCACCAACGGTTGGCGTAGGTGCGGTTGGATTTCCAGTGAAAACGGGAGAGGCTTTTGGAGCGTATGGAGTAAAATCGATTGCCGTAACGGCATCCACTACAAATTCTGTCGTAGCAATTTGTGTAGTATTAGTTGCAGGGGCAGCAGTAGGAGCAAGCGGGATACCTGTCAATGTCGGAGAAGGAAATGACGTAGCGGAGAGCGTACCGACGACCGACGTATTACCGGACTTATGTACCGTGAATTTAGTAACATCATCGATACTTAACTGCATCAGATTTGAATTGACGTGTGACACATCGTCAATGATGTTCAGTCCGATTCCGTTGAGTGGAGTATCGGAGGTTTCTTCGTCCCATGTCTTCTCGATCTCACCAATATCAATTGTCGCCATAGCTTACCCCAAAGAAGATCGCGAGTCGCAACGAGATGTTTGCGGATGGCGTCGTTCAGGGATATTCTACGGAAGACAAGTAGAACGCATCAATGAGCGATTTTTACGCTAATGGATAAATCAGATGAATGGGTTCGTCGGTGGGATCGTCGGGGGTCCGTTGGCGGGGGGTTCGTTTCTTTGGGGAGGATCGATGTAGCTGGCTGCGAGGGGAGGAGCCGCTTCGCGATCGACCGGGTCTTTGACTTCGGTGGTTCGATACGAAAGCTGACAATTACGACATTTCCGATAGCGACGGATGACTTCGGTCGGCTTACCGTCGATGATGACGGTTGCTGTCGGCATCGTCCGTTGTACGGAATGATCTTTATCGACCATCTTACATCCGCAATGTGGACATCCAAATCCCATCCGCATTATCGGCTCCCTCCACCGGAAGATGGTAGACCGCGTTTTTGTTCGTATCGCTGACGGAGCGAGAGACGTTCACGGATGATCGAGGCTTGCGTCGAAGACTTGAGACAGGCTCCTTCGAAGCTGGCGTGAGCGAGACATCCGGCGAAACAGTCGAGGTAATCGTTGTCGAAGCCGGGACGATTGATATAGAGATTCTTCGTGAGACCGGGAGTGATCTCCGGCTCCGGGTACTCCGAATCGCAAATATGCTTCGAGAAGAGATCGTGTTCGTTCTCGGGAGCGTGGTACATCGCGATCGCACCGGGAGAGCCCATCGGCGACCCAAGCTGTTGAAAGAGCGAATCTTTGAGCCGGGAGACGTCGGCTTGTAACAGCCAGCCGCCATCGGGTTGTTGACGGAAGACCCAACGAGCTTCTTTGAGTGAGGGATGCTTCTGCGTCTCGAATATCCATCCCGCCGTCGCTTTGTACTCTTCGAGTTGCTTGCGACGAGGACCGAAGTATTGGCCTTGGTAGTTGAGGAGTTGCGGAATCTGAGCGTCGCGGATGAATTGCTTGATCGCGTCAGTGACTTCACCCCAACGAGTATCGATTCCGATTCGAGAGATACGCATCGGCGTTTTCGACGCGTCGTCACGATAGTACGACTTCGAGAGGATATGTTTGGTGGTTTGGCCGAGAGCCCAATAAACCTTCGCCTTATCCGGGGCTCGTGGTTTACCCGACTCGGTGTACTCGCATTTGTCGCGATGTTCGGGATGGGCTTGGAAGAAGGCCGACGTAATCATCGACCACATATCGCATTGCGTCTTCGTAAAGACGCGAGTGTGTAACTCCGGCCACGTCCCGTAGTCGACGACGACGCCGTCGAAGTTGTGATTACAGGCAAAGACCACGTACCACATAATTTCGCTCGACACGTCGATATGGGCAACGAGGATCGATGCGTCGGGCGGGGCGATTCCTTTGGGGAAGATCATCTGTCGCTGACGAAGTTGAGCCGCAGAGATCATGTTGGCGGTGCCGACCATCTTCCGCGGCTTGTTTTGCATCTCATACGCAAAGCTGTCGGGGTTCTTGAAGCGTAACTCCATCGCATGTTGTTTGGCGTCGACGGTGATTCGCTTGTCGAAGCGGGCGGGCCACGCTACATCGAAGCCTTCGGTGAGGACGTCTTGGTTGGCGACGTAGAATTCGGTGGCTCCGCGGATGTCGTTGTGCATACGGAGCGATTCGCGTCGCTTCTCGCCGTACTCGTTCCAAAGACGACCCGGTTCGGTATCGAGGAGGATTTCGTAGTCGGTGATGCCAGAGGGCCAAGACGTCACGAGTGGGAAGCGGACACCGCCGAAGTCGGGCTCTTTCTCGGGATCGGTGTAGATGCTGGCGACGTCGTCTTCTTTCATCAACGTACAAGCCATAAGGATCGAGAGAGAGGAATCGGGGTTGGATAGATTGGTGATGGACCCGCCGATTTGGTCGAGGAGACGTTGGTGTGCCGTAGGTGAATCTTTGTTTGCGTCTCGCTGGACGTCGTCGAGAAGGGCGAGGTCAGGACGGTATATTTGCTTGGTGATGGGGTTGATATGGTTAACACCGCGGATACTTCCTTCGATCGAGTAAGATTCAAACACGGTTGCCGCGTTGATCGCTAACCAACAGTCGGCTTGCTGACCGGTCGCCGAGTTCGTAACCGCTTTGACTTGACGGAGGAAACCGGGTTGGTGTCGGTTGTAGACTTCGGCGACTTCGTCATTGAGGAGAAGCGACGGGAGTTGGGCTTCGCCGATTTGTCCCCAGTTGAGGTACGTCGGGTGACCGTTGTAGATTTGGCCGCGGGTCTTGTAGACGTTTTGGTCGAGGCGGGCGATGGGATAGCAGATTTCGGGGAAGTCTTGGACGAGGAGCGGGCTTTCGAGCATTGTTTTGACGATTTTGAACGACGAGAGGGCGTTAGTATCGTTGCTGGAGATAAGAACAACATACTTTTTATATCCGTAACAGATCGACCAGATAATTCCGCCGCGACACTGAGCAGTCTTTCCGTTTCCTCGGGGCATCGCGATCGCAAAACGACCGTAGTCCCTAACGCATTGCGTGATACGTGAATTTGCATAATCATGGATGCTTGAGAAAGGGAGGTTGAAGATTTCTCCGAGATACGTTTTCTCGAAGAGAGTGAGGTCGTTCTGACAAGCGAGACGTCGTTCCCAATTGATATCGTCGACGCGGAGCGGGGCGATGTCACGGGCTTCGGCGGATTTGCGGGCGTAGTTCTCGGCGGTGGTTTGCCGAGACTTCTTGTAGGAGTCGGTCTTCTCTTCGTCGGGGACGAAGGCTCGGCGAGTACGGCGAGAAGATGCGGAGGATGGGGAAAGAGCGTGAGTGTCTAGTTCGTTAGACGATTCACCTGTTAGCGTCTCGATTAGGTCGACGTTGTCGGGCGGCACCGACGAGACCGGGGGCACCTTCCAGGGGCGGCCCCGCGGTCTCTTTGGGGGAGGAATTAGTTCTCCGAATGCCGGGTTACCGCTTTCGACGTAGGTGTACGCCTTGAGCGGGGAGATCGAGACTCGGGTCGGTGCCTTAGGCATTGTTGCAATTTACTCGCGGAAGCGGAATTAGAGATTGTCGGCGAGGCTGGTACGGATACGAGCCGCGTTGAGTTCTTCTTCTCGTCGGTTAGATAGGACGGTCCCGTCTTCGTGCTTGTCGCCTTCGAGTATCTTTCGTTCACCGTCGAGATCGCGGTTGAGAGCCGCCGTCTCGGTGAACTTCTCGGGGTATCGCTTGCGGAGCTTCGCGATGTTCTTCTCCATAATACGATCCATCGAGACGCCGAGACGTCTGGCGACGATCGCAACGTACCAAAGGACGTCACCCAATTCTTCTTCTGCGTTGACGTGATCAAACGGTTTGCCGTAGAAGACATGCTTCTTGACGGCGTCGAGGAGTTCTCCGCCTTCTGTGGCGATACCGATCGCACCGTGAAGAACGTCGATCATCCCTTCGTACATCAATCGGTTCGCGATCTCGGGGTAATTGGACGACAAGGTCCGATTAGCTTCTTGGACGTAGTTTAGTTCGGAGACCATTGACAATCGCCTTTCCTTTTGCACGAGGTTGGTAGACCATCTCGTAAAGTTCCGCAATTTTCGGTGTGACAATCCAGTTGTGAGAGTTGCGGCCCCCCACACCGGAATTATTGTTGCGGTCGTTGCGTTCAACAACCTGGAACGACTGGAGTTCTTTAACGACACGACGGACCATCGAGTCCGGGATACCAAGATCATAGGCAATCTGTTGGTAGCTTTGACCGCAGTCATCGGACGACGACATGTGTTTGGCGAGATAGGTGAGGATCGAGTAGTGATACCCACGGGCGGTGTCGTTCAACACCTTCATCGAATGCTCGACGACTTCCGCATCAACGGTGGATTTATTGAGAATCAATCCTACCGTGGCAGTGAGACGAACGAATTGTTTTGCGAGACGTGGCGGACCTTCTTTACGGACGCGGAAAGTCGCTTCTTCGTCGCTGTACTGACGGGCTCGACCGTAGGCGAGGAGCTTCCCCATCGCCTCGACACGGTCCTTCGTTGCTTGATCGGCGGACGGGAAGGGGAGACCACCGCGGCAACGTTCTTTGAGATATTTGATGTAGCCGTAGGTGTATTGGTTGATCTTCATCATCTGCGAAGGGAGCAACACTTCTTCGGTCGTGCCGAAGGTCCGCTCCATGACGTCCCACTCATTCTTGGTCGCGATCTTCGCATACTCGTCCTCGTGGGCTTCGTCGTAGATTTCGCAGTCGAGGAAGCGTTCTCCAAGCATCGTATCATTCATCGAGCGAAGGATGTCGGTTCCGCACAAGATGAAGGTGAGCTTGAGATCGTTATATTCTTTGACTTCCGCCGACGTACGGAATTGAGCCCGCGAGACGCCGTCATAGATATCTCGAAGCTCCGACATGATACGCTTCATCGCTGGATTCTGAATCATCGTATCCGCATCCTTGCAGATGTTGGTCATGTTGTTCATTTGCGGGATGACGGAGTTATCGGTTCCGCGGCTCGATGGATCGATATACCCGGAGTGGAAACCCGTCGTCATCGAGAACGCACGACACCATTCGCGAGCCGTGGTGAGTGCTTCGGCGATGACGGACTTACCGACCGATGGCGGGCCGATGATGCGGAGCCAAAGATGGTTATTGGGGGCCGCGGTGGAGACAACGACGGCAAGCGAGATGGCGAGGGTTTGCCGGAAGATTTTGGGGAAGTAGAGACTTTCGGCGTAGACTTCGCAGAGTTGTTCGAAGCTCGTACACTCGATGGGCTCGATCGGCGGAGTCTCTTCTTTAGCGGGCTTGGAAGACGCTCCGGGGGTCGCGGCTTTCTTTGGGGAGGATTGTGTTGGCTTCTGGAGCATATCGAAGGCGACCGTGACGGCTTGGGAGTCGCCGCATTGACGACGAAGGTCGCGGAGATCAAAGCCATCCGCTCGGTCGGCGAGGTAGCCTTCTTTTCCCCATACGAGGACTTGCCTCGTCCCTTTTCCTTGCAATTTACTCGCGGTCTTCATCGACCATTCGTACCCGTCGAGCTTCCCTTCTTTGTCGGGATGGTCGTTATCGAATGCGGTGATGATGTCTCGATCCCCAAAGAGCTTCCCCCAATCCGATTTGAATGCACGGACGCCGAGAATACCGACCACGGCGGTCGTCGCGGCGAGAGAGTTAGCCGGGTTGGCGGTGCGACGATACGTCCCATCTCCGACATCGCGGAGACCGGACAGGACTTCCCACCACGAATGCACCTTCCACGGGCCTTCGACGAGCCAGACGGTTTTGATTTGCTCGGTAAGATGCTGGAGACCGTAAGGCCACGTCGTTAAGCCAGTGACGGCGAAGGGGCGTATCTTTGGTTGCCCATCTTTGGTGATCGTCTCGACGCGGAGTAGATTGACGAGTGTTCCGTCGCCATTGTGGAGCGGAAGGATCGGTTTGCCGGTCAACAACGAGATACGGGCTCCGAAGCGTTTCAGCGTCGAGACCTTCACTTCACGGGCTGCGGCAAGTTCATCGAGAGCGTCGCCTTCTTCGGCGGAGTTCTCCCAAAGGAATTTGCAAAAGGAGTGGGCGTTACCCTTACACTTACATCCTCCGCAGATGAATTGACCCGTCTCGTTCTTGACGGAGAATTTTCTCTCCGAGCAAAACGGACAGAGCCCACTCGATCCGGCTTCCCGAACGGTGAGATCAAGGCCGAGTGAAAGGTAGGGCTCGACGAATTTTGGTACTTTTTCAGTGGTGCTAGATTGCATGAGTTAGGTCTACGCGACTTCCTTTGTCCCAAGTGGTGGTAATTTGTTCTACGTCAGCGGGGAGCGGGATGTTGTTGAGTTCTTGGCCGGACATCTCCATGAGGCGTTTGACTTCCACAACGATGTCGAGGTTGCGGGGGTCTCTTTGGGGAAAATCGAGAATGATTTGATCGTGTACGGTCATAATCAGTTTGTGGTCCGGGAAGTCTTTGAGGTATTCAAAGACACGGAGCAAACAGAGAATCATCGCGTACCCGGCGGAGCCTTGAACGAAGTAGTTTACTGCCTTGTGGGGCTCGTGCGTGTCGACTTGGAGACGGTAACCGCCGACCGTCGTAATGTATCCGAATTCTTTCGCCTCGTTGAACTTCGAGGACATGAAGTCGTCGATGTTGGGGAGCATTTTACGAATACGACGATAAGCTCCTTTGACTCGATACGTCGCATCGGCTTTGCGTTCACCGGCTCCGTAGAGTAACGAGAAGTTACCGTTCTTGATCCACTGGTATAGCGTTGACTCGAAGACCTTCTTGAAGTTGTCACCGTGGCGGGCGAATTCTTGGGGATGAAGAATCTCGGCGATAATGAGATGGACGGAGCGACCAGAGAGAAAGGCGTTGATTAACGAGTCGTCTTTGGACTCCCACGCAAAAAGTCGCATCTCGATATTGTTGTAGTCGAGGGAATACCATATGCGACCCGGTAGCGGGCCAAAGCACGAGCGGAGATTAAAGTCTTCTTTCTTCGAGACGTTTTGTTGATTGGGATCATCAGAAGAATATCGTAGAGTACGAGTCCCCGTGATGTTGAAGTTGGGATGGAGTTTGAAGTAGGCATCATTGTGGGATCCCCCCAAAGAAACGGAGAACGTCTCAAACGAGTCGAGGGCTTGGACTGCCTTCGTAATCGACTTGTAGCGTTGGAGATTGCGAATGAAATGATACTCCCGCGAGTTGGGCTCGTGGTACGTTATCATTGCTTCGAGTGTTTCTTTGTCGGTACTCCAACCTTTCTTCGATGGTGTCTTCTTCAACTTCTTGCAGTTGAGTAAGTTGAACATCGCCATTTGAAGTTGCGGGTTGGAGCCGAGATTGTCGATCTTGTTATGGACAAGATGGAGAGCGGTGCTTTCGATTTGTGCGACTCGTTGCTCGTAACCTGATTTAGTCCGGGAGAGGGCGACCCGGTTGACCGGGACGCCTTCCGTCCGCATCGCATACGTCACTTCAAGCTGACGCTGTCGCATGAGATATTGTTGTTCGAGACCTTCTTCCAAGATGCGTTCGCGGTTGACGAGCCATAACGCCATCGTCCGCTCGACGTCCCGGAGTCCGTAGGTCCGACAGACCGACCACCACGGGTGTTCTTTGGGGAGAGATTGAGTAATGGCCGCGGCTCGTGGTATCCAGTAATCGGCTTTGAAGATGGTGGCTTTGTCGCCGGGGAGCATCGGATGGCCTTCGTAGGCGATGTTCCAGCCTTGGGCCTTTCCGTAGAGTCGAGCCTTCTTCACCGCGTCTTCGAGTGCTTTTTCGTCGTCGTTCTCGATATCGCAGTGCATCATCGCTGCGGTTTTGAGACCGAGAGCTTCGCCAGACGCCAACACGTGGAGAGTATGGATGGTGTCGTCGACGCGAGACCAATCGGGTAGCCGGAGTTTGATGGTCGAGAGGACACGGTAGTCGAAGGGGGCGTTGTGAAATATAAGGTCGTAGGAGTTGAGGAAGTCTTGTAGGTCGCGTTGTTCGGCGACGGGGATTCGTGGTTTGCGTGTTTTGACATCGATGTCCCATTCCCAACAGCGTAGTTCGCCGTCGATTGTGCAAGCGGTTACCATGAATGGGTAACAGCCGTGGAAGGTGTGTAAGCCTGTCGTTTCCGTATCTACTGCGGCCAAACCAGTGTTGGCCGTCATTGATTTACGTGGTTCGAAGTACATCCGGTGTATCTTTCGGCGGAATTAGAAGGTCGGCAAAGTAATCGGCGATAACGAAGGCGTCTTGTTCTTTATCGTCTGCTTCACGTTCGATCGCACCATAGCCGCTATGATGGTAATCGTGAGACTGAAATCGTCTAAGAGCGGCGAGGACATTCTCGGGAATTTTTGCTAGTGCGTTGAGTCGATGCTCGTCGCTCATTGGCGGGGTCTCCGGGGTTTCTTTGGGGAAGAGAGTGGCTTCTTCTTTAACTCCTCGACCGCACGGGCACGCCAGCGTTTGCGAATTTCTTCGAAGGCTCCCGGCTTGGCGATACGTGGAGATACGGGAAGACCGCCTTCGACATCGAAGCGGGTTCCTTGGACGATGGGAGCGACCTTTTCGATCTTTCCTTGACCGACGAGATGCTTCTCCAGCGGGTACAGCGTACGAAAGTTGTCGGCGGATGTTCGAATCTGCGGATATGGCTTCTTCGCAAACCAAGAGCCGATACCGACGACGACTTCACACTTCGCGATCTTGGTTGCGAATTCAACGAGCTTCGCGGTGTAGGTCGGTGTGATGTCGAGGGGTTTCGCTTCGAAGAGAAATTGAAGCGACATGATCTCGACGACGAAGTCCGGTGTGTATTCTTGGTTCTCCCATTCGAAAGTCGCTGGCTCGTATTGCCACGATGTTACGACGGGGTTATGGTCGAAGAAGATAGCCCAACGAGCTTCTTCTTGGGAGCGGAATTCGATACCGTTGTACTTGCAAGGCTTGGCGGCTTTGAGATTCATTTGCTTCCTTTGTAAGATTCGTTGATCGTTGTAGTCATACCATCGATGAGTTGTTGCGTGCGGAGTTCTCTCCAGTCACGAGGACCGAAGAAGACGATCATATTCTCTCGTCCGTAGTAGAGGACGTAAAACACGACATACGCCGGGAACAATGCAAGGATGAAGATGAATCGCCGCATAGTGGAATCTTTGAAATTTACTCACGGAAGAAGAAAAACGACGGGAAAGAGGTCGATGGACTGTAGAAAACATCGCCCCTCCCCGTCGCTTCGGTGGACACTTCGCTCTAACTCGACTTTAGTTGAAGTCTGCGTCGATTAGTCGGGAAGCGGTTCCACGAGAAATTTGACGGCAACTTTTTCGATTTCTTTGCCGGTATCGAGGATACGGAGATCGACCGACCCGTCTCGGTTGACCTTTAAGACTTGAGCGTTCTTGACGAGACCACGGGCTCCCGCGACGCCGTAGATGTCGTCGACTTCGGGACCACGAGGCTCGTCGGCTTCGAGTGATGGGCCGTCATCATCGAGCGACGGACCTTCGTCGTCAAGTTCTGGCTCCTCCGGCTCGGGGGCCGCAGCAGCAACCGCCTTATCGGCGGGTTTCTTTGGGGGAGGAGAGGCCGCCTTGGTCGCTGGTTTTGCTGCGGGCTTGGCTGGCGACGCCTTTGGAGCCGCTTGACGGGTTGTCTTGCTGACTGGGACGGGTGGAGCTTCTTCCTCTACTTCCGATACTTCCGATACTTCCGATACTTCCGATGCTTCTGATGCTTCTGATGCTTCCGCCTCGTCGAGTGGTGGCTCGTCGGCTTCTACTTCGGGAGCGGCATCCGTGGGGAGACCGTCGCCGTCGTAATCGGTGACGCCGTCGAAGTCGATGTTGACTTGCGGGTTCGGGAAGTCCTTCGTCGCCTTGCCCTTCCACGTATGGAATTTGGTGAAGATGTCCATCGCGACGAGATCGTCGAGCATCTTCTCCCAATCTTCGAGACCATACTCCTCGGTCTGCAAGCCCATGATGGCGAGGTCGTTCGCAAACTGAGCGTGACAGTCCTCGACGGTCTTCTTCGCCGTGTCCTTGAAGCGATAGCGGAAGCTATAACGTTGTCCGCGGTTCTCTTCGGGCTCAACGATGATATGGTTGAGCGAGACGTACGGCGTCTTGTCCTCGTTGTTCTCTTCACCGAAGGTGGCGGAGACGAGTTTACCGATGCCTTTGAGGTTTTCTTGGAGTTGACCACGAAGCGTCGGCGTTCCGACCTTCTTCTTCTTGTCCCATGCGGTTTTGCTTCGCTTCTGGAGTCGAGCCAGAATTGCAGACTTTTCCGATGCCATAGTTTAGCGTTTCCTTAGAATAGCGGCGGTGAAGTTCTTGAAAGCCGTCTCGTGATCGTCACCTGCCTCGATCAAGTCCGGTAGACCATACTGATTTTTTGCATCGTACGAAGCGGAAGGAGAGCATCCGATGCTCCGGCTTTCGCTGGATTGTTTGGCTTTGCCTTTGAGGGCGGTCTGTTTGGCGGTGACTTCGACCGTGTGATGGTAGAAGAGAACCGCATGACAGGCTCGGAAGGTCTGAGCCCAAATCTTCTTGTCGCAGTTGACGATAAACCGATCGTAGTCGGCTCCAACGGGGTTGTTAAACGTTTTCACGTCGGAGTGACCCGTGATAATAACGTTGATCCCGCGTTGATGGATTTTTGAGAGAAGCCCCATAAACCTCGGCCAGAGATGACGAGCCGCCGAATCGGGGCCTTTGCCGTAGCTATAGAAGCCTTTCTCGGTGAAATCATTGTCGAAGTTGTCTCGGCAATGCTGGGCGAAGCAAAAGTTCACGAGACCGAGCAACGACTCGACGACGAGCGTATTACAGTTGACGTGACCGAGAGCAACCCGGTTGAGAGCCGAGATTGTTTCCTCCCAACTATCGACTTGGAAGGGCGTGATGACGGGCTGTTTGACGATTCCCCACGCTGACAGTTGATTAACGCCGGTGTCGCCTTCTTCGTAAATGAAGTAAGGGTTAGGAAATTGGGCGGCGAAGGACGTCTTCCCTACGCCCGCGGGACCGTAGAGAAGCATAAACAGAGCCGGACGACCGAAGAATCCCTTCGCGGCGGCCTTGGGGGCGGTTGCGACGGCATTAGCCGCCGGAAGGGGTTTCTTTGGGGGAAGAGATGCCGGGACGGCTCGGCGGGGTGTTGGGAGTGCCATTTGATGAAATTTACTCGTGTGAAGGGTTAAGCGGATTCAAGCTCGGGAAACATGGTTGAGGCTTTCTTCAAGCCGAACTTCGAGCCCTTGGTCAGAAGATCGTAGAAACTACCTCTCCACTCGTTAGCGAGGGAGTTGTAGACGCCCCACGGGCTTTGAAGCGAGAGAGCGTCGATCAAGCGGGAGACAGGCATGACGCCTTTGAAGCCGGTCTTCGAGTCGAACCAGAACAAAAGTTGCACGAGCATTGGGAGCAACGTCCGTTCGTGACACATTTTGATATCCGATTCCTGGAGAGCGACCTTCCATCGCATAAAATAGTATTGATCCGACTTTTGCTTGGCGGTGATGTCTTTCGCGACACGGCGATAGTATGCTCGATCTTCTTCTCCGGCTTTGCGGCGGGGTCCGCATGGCGGCATCCCCGATAACGGTGTGCGGATAACGTTGTAGATGAATCCGCCGAACTTGTCGCCGGGAAGGAATCCCAACTTCTTCGCGAGCGGCTTGTCTTCCATGACGAGTTTGAGAGCCGTGGAGTAGATGATGGTCTGCAAGTTGGCGTATAACGTGTCGCCGATGCCTTGGTGATCGATCTTTCCCTTGGTTTTGTTCTCTTGAAGCCAGATTTTACGCCCTGTTTTGCCGGGGAGAGCGAAAACCTCGTCGAACTTGCCGCGGAGCGTGACGTAGTCCTCGAAGACCGGAAAGCGGACGGAAAACGCATATTCCTGTAAAACGGGGATGCGAATGCGTTGTTCTTTGTCGTTTTTCCAGAATTCGACGTACAAAGGGAATTGGAGCGAAACACATTGGAGGGTTTTGGTAACGGCTTCGGCGGATTCAGGGTATTCGCCGAGTAGCTTTTGATAATAAGCGACGAGCGGCTTCTTCCAGTCCTTGCGATTGGCGGAGAGTTCTTCGCAGAGATGCCACATATTCCCGTATTCGATGGCGTGACGGTACCCTTCGTCTTCGATCCAGCCGTCGATGACCTTCTTCTCGAATCGAGCGGTACATTCACGAAACCCGCACAACAGCGAATACGTGATTCCGTCGATACGGGGAGACCAAATCAGATCGTGATTCTTGGGGAGGACCATTGTACGCTCGGTGAAGCGGTTTTAGTGGCTTGGGATGCTGGCGATGGCGAACATGATGACGATGAAGACGACTAACATCAAAATAAATCCGATCTTCCATCGACTGTTACGGGGAGGATCGGTTTCGAGTGGCGATCGATCCCATGCGGATTCATCGGGTTCCCACTCGTCGAGTTCATCCGACGGACTGACAATCGTGATCTCAACTTCGTCGACAGTACCAAGCGAGACGCCGTTGAAGATGATCTCATACGGTCCTTGCGATAAGTTCATCGGCTACTCTCCTTAAACAGAGCGAGGCTTGCTTCTCGAATTGAGCGGCCCTTACTCTCTCCGCTTTCAAGTACGAAACCGGATGCGGGATCGAGTCGACCGGGATTTCTTTGGGGAGAGTTGTACGATAGGACGTAGCGATGTTGCCGACGCAGATGATCCGCTTCGGCTTCGCCATCGCTAGGAGTTGGTCAAACCGGGGTCGACAGGCTTTGAGAGCCTTGGCGTCGGGTGGTTTGATCGGCGGAGACTTGAACGGCTTGCAAGCGACGGTATTGACAAGGGCGTACCGTACATCCGCCAACCCTGCCTCTTTGATCCACGCATTGAGGACCGCACCAACTTCGCCAACAAAGGGGAAGCCGAGTTGATCTTCCGGGTCTCCCGGTGCTTCTCCGATGAAGAGAATGTCGCACGGGAGTCGTCCGCGTACCTGGACGGTGTGGGATCGATTGGCGGCATAGTGGCAGCGTTTACAGCTAGTCCATTCACGTAAAAACTCCGACCACGGGGTTACAAGATGTTGGCGGATGATGATGGGCGATGTCATACGGCGAGTGGGTACCTGATAACGTCCATCGGTTTGACGTTTTTGAGGAAGTCATCGAGCGTGCATACGAAGTACGCACAATGGACCGTATTGATCAACAGACTTGGACCGAAATGAGATGGTTTGCGACCGAGACGGCGGAGACATCCGTAGGGAAGCATGATCGTCGTCGACTTGAAATCTTGCTTCCAAATCAACCACCACGAGCGTTGACCGTGAACTTCGGAGCCTTGAATGGCTTTGTCGATCCATCCCCACACGTCGGCTTTGTCATTATCGAAAACGGCGTCGCTCAACGAGTGGTTGTATCCATTCTTGAGTTCGAGATAAAACTTCTCGATCAAGTCGCGTCCGTCGATATCGGTGGTCTGGATGTCCCCGGCTCCGTGGGAGAGCTTACCGGATTTTAAGCGAGTGGTGGCTCGTCCTCCGCTGTTGGGTGTGCGATAAAAGACGTTGTCGCTCGCTCCTTTAGACCACCACAACGATAACTGCTTGCAGATGGTTCGCTCGAAGGCTCCGCCCTTCTTGGAGCCGCGGTTGGGTTTGGGGCCGCTGCGGGTTTTCTTTGGGGAAGACGTACTCATTACTTCTTCTCCTTATATGACTGTAGATGGACTTTGACCGGCACGCCGCGAGTATTACCGTGACCAGGGTTGGTAATCGTTGCTGCGACTTTTAATCCTTTTAATGCTGCGGCGAGTCTAGCTTGACGGACAAACGAATCTGGTTGACAGATGAAATCAACACGAGCGGTGAAGATACGTTCGATGCCGTCAAGCCACTCGTTCCAGTCGTATTGTTGTCCCCCTTGTAGATGCGAGAGAGCAGTCTTCTTGGCGATCTTTGGCATGATGTCTCTCAAGGGTGAAATTGCGGGAGCCAGAATTGCACTGGCGATCTTCCGGGTATGAGCCGGATGTGTTACTGCTTCACTACCCCGCTATGTCGGTGGTGTTTGTACCTCCGGCGGATATCCGTGTCAACCGTGGACTCCGTTTATTTTGGAAATTCTAATACCTTAGAAGATTCCAGGGTATCGGGGGCCGGTTGATTGTATGTGCAACTACTTTAAGCCTTGATCTTCTCGGGGATTTGCTGTATGGGCCGAACTTCGGGGAGGGGGCCGGGCTCTCTTTGGGGAGGAGAGATGCAACGTAAGCGGGTCGGCGGGTGTTAGATTCCTTGAAATTTACTCACGCAAACAGCCGATCGAGATTGACGGCGGATATTGACGGAGTATTATTCGCTCTCCAGCAATTTGCTGTTTGTTCCTTCACACCGGAGAAAAGATCATGGCTAAGGCCGCACTCACCTTCACTGAATACACCGGCGAAACGCCGATGGACGTCATCGACGCCAAAGATTTGCTCGGATGGAAGCCCGAATCGGAGTCGGGCGTTAAGTACGGCGACGACTTCTTCCTTCGCGACATGAACGGCGAGAAGGTCCGGCTCCTTAAAAACGGGACCAACCGACCCTTCACCCGCTCGTGGGCGATTGATCTTGCTGGCGAGTACCTTCGCAAACAGCATAAGATGAACGCCGAGACCATCAAGATCGACGACAAGGGCAACGTCCAAGACGGACAACACCGACTCGTCGGCTTGATCTTCGCTGAACAAATGCGACTCAAGAACGTCGCGAAGTGGAAAGAAGAGTATGGTTGGAATGGTCCGATCAAGGCTGAATACCTCGTTGTTCACGGGATTTCGCACAAGCCGGAAGTCCTTGACACATTGAACGGTGGCAAGCGAGGGACGCTCGGAGACATCTTCTACCGTAACCGTGAGTTCAAGGACGTCACGCCGAAGCAGTTGAAGACGCTCGGTCGCATCCAAGCGGGAGCCGTGAGGTTGGCGTGGATTCGTTTGGGCGGCTTGAAGGTCTCGGATGCGAAGAAATTCCCGCCGACCGAAGCTCTCGCCTTCTTGAAGAAGCACGAGAAGATTACCGAAGCCGTCAAAGTCATTTGGGAGCTAGACGCTGGTGTCGAAGGAGAGTCGATGCGAATTTCGTCCTCGATCTCGCTCTCCTATGCCGCGGCGATGCTCTATTTGATGTCGGCGGTGAAGACGAAGCTAGGGAAAGACGCCTCCTACACTCAATGGAACAAAGCCGTCGAGTTCTGGACGACCTACGCTTCGCTGGCCGATCTACCCGCTACGAGCCCGATTCTCGTCTTGAACAAGGCGTTGAAGAAGATGTCGGCGGGAAGTGGAGCCCAACGAGATGAAATCGTCGGGATGGTTGTCAAAGCCTTCAATGCGTGGTTCGACGGGAAGTCGGTGACGACGAAGGACATCCAGGTGGAGAAGAAGCGAGTTGACGGGAAGGCTCGACTCGTGGAAGACCCGCGGTTGGGTGGGTTGGATGTCGTGGTCGAGGAGCCAGAACCAGACGTTGAAGTGAAACCGGCGAAGGAGAAGAAGGTAACCGTCAAGACAATCACGGAAGATGTCGAGTTTAACGGGACGGAGTTCCCTCCGAAGGGAAAGAAGGCGAAAGCGGCTCCCGTGGTTGCGGAAGCGGAAGAAGTCGCTCCTCCGAAGAAGACTCCTGCCAAACCGACAATCAAGCTGGCCGGGAAGACTGCGAAGCTCCAGAAGGAACTAGCAGGAATGGTTCCCGGTGGTGGGAAGACGGTGAAGAAGGCTCCTCCGAAGAAGCGTGGTGCAGCGGCTATTCAAACCGTCGAAGACGAGCCGGAGATGATGGACTTGGAAGGTGATGACGCACCGGAACTAGATTAGTTGAACGCGACTTAGCCCGCGTTTAATGTTGCCTCGGCCCTATTGTGGGGCCGGGGCTTTTCTTTGGGGAGGATTATATGTTGTGGATTATTGGACGGATCGGGCCGACCGATTGGAATGAAACGGAAGCGATGGTCGTTCGGGCGGAGTCAGAGAAAGAAGCTCGTAAAGTTGCTGCGAAGGACAACGTTTCAGCGGAAGATGTCTGGCTCGACCCGACAAAGAGTAAGTGTGAAACACTTCAAGCGTCTGGAAATAGTCAAGTAATTCTTGCTCACGTCAAATACGGTTGAGCGAAGTCTCGATCGTCTACCTAACTAGAAGCCTCGCCGGGAGTTACGTCTCTGCGAGGTTTTTTCGTTTTGAAAAATAAGTCGACGAAGTTGAGATCACGATTGTCAGTCCGTCGGATGAACTCGA